TAGCTTTGAGATAAGCCGTAAGGATGCAAGCGGAGTGCTTGAAATAATGAGAAAGTGGAATGAGAAGCACAAGGACGATGACACAAAGGGGCTATTTTGAGGCTAACTAAAAGCGAAAACAGAGCCTACCAACTAAGACTACTTGAAGCATACCCACTTTGCCAAATATGCGAGGAGCAACAAAGCATAGAGTGCCACCACGTACGCTATGGCAAATTTGGAGCAGATAAGGACGATAGCAAGCAAATAGCCGTTTGTAGAGAGTGTCATCAATGGTGTCACGCACACAAACACGAAAGCATAGAAAAATACGAGGAGGTAGCTGATGAGAATTGGCAACGTTACAGCGATTGTTAAAAGCAAATATGGCAACAAAAAAACCAAGGGCTTTGATAGTGCCAAGGAATGGCGCAGAAACCAAGAGTTAGAAATTATGCAAAGAGCTGGCGAGATAAGTGAGCTAAATAGACAAGTGCCCTTTGTGCTAATGCCTAGCTACACAATATCAGACGAAACAACAAAGCAAGGCTTTAGAACGATCCGTGAGATCAGATACATAGCGGACTTTACATACCGCCTTAAAAATGGCAAGCGGATAATAGAGGACGTAAAGGGAATGCAGACGGAAGTTTTTAAAATCAAACGAAAACTACTAGAGAGAAAAATAGCCCTCGGAGTGATAGAGGGCGAGTTTAGGATTTATTGATGGCGAAGATAAGCGACAAGACAAAAGAAGCGATCATAGCCGAGTATCAATTAGGGGCTAGCAAGAAAAGTTTAGCCTTCAAATATGACGTAAGTATAGGTGCAGTTTTTAAAATTTGCAACGGCATAAGTCAGGCAGATGCTGAATTAGTGAAACAACAAGTAGCGATAAATGCGGCTTTAGCCAACGAAAATGAAACAAAAGTGAAAGCGTTTCACGAAATAGTAGATGAAAAGACTAAACACCTGATCTATTTTCAAAACGCAGCGCTAAGAAACCAAAAGAAAGCGGACGAAATGCTAGAGATGTGCGATAGGATAGCAGACGTTGAAGCTCACAGCAGGATAACAGCCAGAAATAAAGAGACCGTGCTAGGACGCGAGGCTGAGACTGTGATAAACAATGCAAACGTGCAAAGCGAGCAAAAGATCATAATTGAGCGAAAGGAACTAAAGGGTGATGAGTGAAACTGCGCTTTGCCTAACCTATACGCCGTGGCAAAAAGAAGTCTTTTTTGAGAATACTGCACGCTTTACAACGATAGAGAAAGGTAGGCGTGTAGGATTTACCAAAGGCATAGCAAACGCTACTATCGAGTGGCTTTTAGAGGGCAAAAAAGTGCTTTGGGTAGATACTATCACATCAAACCTACAAAGATATTATGAGCGTTATTTTTTACCTGAGCTAAAGGCTCTACCAAAAGAGCTTTTTAAATTTCACGCACAGGACAAAAAGCTAAGCATCGGCGAGGGCTACCTTGATATGAGAAGCGCAGAACGTCCAGAAAATATCGAGGGCTTTGGCTACGATATAGTGATCCTAAACGAGGCTGGCATAATCTTAAAAAATGCCTACCTTTGGGACAACGCCATAAGGGCAATGCTACTAGATAACCCAAAATCAAGAGCGTTTATAGGTGGCGTGCCAAAAGGCAAAAACCGCTTTTATGATCTTGCAAAACGTGGAATGAGTGGTGAAAAAGACTGGGTAAATTTTCAAATATCAAGTTTTAACAACCCACTACTAAAAAAAGAACAAATAGATGAAATGGTGGCAGAACTTGGCGGTATAGATAGCGACGTAGTACGCCAAGAGATATACGGTGAGTTTTTAGACACAACCTCAAACGTGCTTTTTAATCTTGCTCTAATTGAAAACGCCTTTAGCACTCAGATGCCAAACGAAAAAGCCAGCATTGTTTGGGGGCTAGACGTGGCACGTGAGGGTGACGATGAAAGCGTGCTTTGTATTAGACAAGGATATGGCGTTACAAACTTTTACACATTTAGGCTTGATAGCGTTACCGCTTTGGCTAGGGAGATTTTTGGCATTTATGAGAGAAGTGAAGAGAAGCCAGATGCTATTTTTATTGATAGCGTTGGAGTTGGGGCTGGAGTATTTGATACCTTAGTAGACTTTGGCTTGCGTGGGATAGTTAGAGAGGCAAAATTTTCATACAAAGCCACAAATGAGAAGCTTTACGCCAACAAAAGAGCGGAGGCTTATTTTACGCTCAAAGAGAAATTTAGGCTACTTAGCATCGTGCCAAACGACAAACTCAAAAAACAACTTAGCACTATTAGCTTTTATTACGACAAGAAAGAGCGTTATTTGCTCTTGCCAAAAGAGAATATCAAAAAAGAGTTTGGCTTTAGCCCTGACTTGGCGGATGCCCTTGCTCTTACGTTTTTTGACCCATTGCCAGCAAAAATAAACACAATCAACTACGATGACGGAGGCGTTTGGTGAAAGAGTGTCAAAATTGGGTAGATTTGAGAAAACAAATCGAGTATATTTCAGAAAATATCGACGTAAGTTTAATTAGAAAGGTGGCAACGCTTGATGATGAGGCTTTGCGTCTTTGTTTTTGTGTGATGATTTGTGAGTGGCTTAAGGGGGTAAAATTTATCCCTACAAAACAAGCTAGAGTAAAACTTGCAACGGCTCTAAAAGAAAAAGGGGTTGATAAAAAACGAGTGAAAGAACTAACAAATGTCAGCAGAAGCACAATTTACAGAGTAGGACACGAAAATGACGAACGATGAAAGAATAAGCTACCTTGAGGAGTTAGTGCAAACAGCATACAATGGCTATGCGGAGTATAAACCATTTTTTGACAAGCTAAATGATGCGTATTTGCTTGTGCTTGAAAGCGAGCAGTATAACAGCCTCAAAGAGCGAAACAAAAGCAAAAACTACATACCAAAGCTCAACTCAAAAGCAAAAAGGATATATGACGGCCTAACCGAAACATATTTCAACAATGACACATTTGCAAAGCTAGAGCCATACATAAACTCAACGCATGATGTGATCGACAAGTGGCAAGAGGCACTAAATTTCTATTGTGACAAGATCAATTTATATAAGATTTTTTCGCCTATCTTTTTAAAAGTTGCTTTCTCGGCAAGCTCAGTAGTAAAAGTGTTTTGGGGTAAAGATGAAGCAAAGATAGAGGAAGTGGATATAAACGACATCTATTTTGATCCTGATGCCAAAAACACAGACGACATCCGCTATATCGTGCATAGAATTTACCTTACAACTAGCGATATAAAGAAGCTAATCAAAAATAAAACATTTAAGCAAATTGATCTAAGCGAGAATAGACCTTATGAGAGAATTTGTCTAAATGAGATATACGAACTAAACGACGATAAATGGAGCGTTAGCACGCTTTACAATAGCGAACTACTAAGAGATAAAGTAGAGCTAAAAGACGGACAGCCATTTATTTTTGGCTATATGTTGCCACAAACAAAACGCAACACTGATCAAACTTTTGTTTGTGCTTATGGCGAGCCAGCTCTTGCCTCGCTTTTACCCTTACAAGACGAGCTAAACGCAATCAGAAACTCAATTACAGACGTGACAAGAAACCAAGCAACGCCAAAAATCATTTTCAACCGAAGTGCAAGTATATCAAGGGCTGATTTAGAGCGCCCAAGTGGTGCGATTTTCACTGATAGCCCAGCAGACATCAAGATAGTACCGCCTGGCGACATCAACGCTTCAATGGCTACACTTCAAGTGATCGAACAAGAAATGAGCGAAGTTAGCGGAGTGAGCCCTCAACAAAACGGAGCACCAACAACTAGGCAAGAAACAGCGACAATGGCGTCAATTATGGCAAATGAGGGAAGTGTGAGGCTTCAAGGATATATAAGAACCTACAATGAGACCTTTTTTGAGCCTATATTTGAACGCCTTGCTTTTCTTGTTTGGAAATATGGAGACCCGCTGTTTTTTGCAGGGTTTAACCGCGGTGAAGTGCCGAGCTTTAACATCAATCTAAACACTGGGATAGGCGCACTAAACAAAGAGGTGCAAAAGAAAAGCCTAATGGATGCAAGCCAAGTAATAGCAGCTCAATTTGGTATGTGCTTGCAACTGCAAGACGGCGAGGGCGCAAATAGAATGAAAGAAGCAAACGAGAAAATCCTATTAGAGCTATTGCCACTATATGGCATAAAAGACCCAGAGAATTTTATCGGAAAGGAGAGTGAGCTTGCTAAACAACTTAAGCCACAGGCTATTTTGCCAAGCGTGGCAGAGCCTATCGCAGAAGCAGGAGCTTTACCAGCTGACGCAATGCCAAGCGTTTAGGGATTTTTTAGAATATCTATTAGGGCTTTATGCGGCAAGTGTTACCGCTAGCCAAAATGAGAAAAATAGCGATGAAATGAGGTTAAGGGCGATTGAGAATATAAAAACTCTTGAAAGCCTTTTAAGTTTTTTTGAAAATTACAAAGAGGAGTAATAAATGACAGAGCAAGAAGCACTAAACGAATTAGTAGGTATCGTAAATGGGAACGAGCAGGCAGAGCCTGAGACAAACGAAGTGGCAGAACAGCCAGCAGAGGAAGCAAAGACTGAGCCAGCGACAGCGCCAGAAGAGCCAAAGAAAGAGGAGCTAAATATAGACGCTATTAAGCAAGCACTAACTGAGGCGCTAGCAGCAAAAGAGCAATCAGCACAAGAGGCAAAACCACAACTTGAACCTGAAAAACAAGCCTTACTTGATAGCTTAGGGCTTGGAAATCTTGACGCACTAAAAGCTCAAATGGATCAAATCACACAAGCGCAAGCAGCACAAGCAGAGGAAGCTAGACGCCAAGCAGTCTTTGATAAAAATCTAGCAGAGTTCAAAAAAGACTATCCAACAATACGCCCTGATGATCTAGCAGAGTTTGCAAAAGCTCACGGCATGAGTGATCTACTAGGCGAAAACTACGTAGGCTGGAAAGCAGTAGCAATGGGAATGATCAATGTAGCAAAAAGCAAAGAGAAACCAGACGAAATTTTAAGCGGCTCAAATGCAAGCAGTGAGCTATCAGCTTTTGATAGAGCCAAAAAAGGCGAGAATGTGAGCGATGTGGAATATGGCGCAGAGCTTTTGAAATTAGCAGGATTATAAGGAGCATAAAATGGCAGGATTTTTTGACTGGGGTGGAAACAATATAACACAAGGGGCTGGCAAAAATGGCGGTGGCTTTTTAAGTTGGCTTGGCGGTGGTGATGCAGGCGGCACACCTAACTGGCTTACAGCCTTGGGAACTGGTGGCGCATTATGGAGTGCTTATAACCAAAGTAAAATGGCAAAAAAAGCATTTAACCTAAATAAAGATGCTTATGATTTTAACAAGATGCTTTCACAAAGACAGCTACAAAGAGAAAATCAAGCAAATCAAAATTTAGTCAATGCTTGGAACGCATCAAACTTTCACAAACAACAAGAGGACGAGGCTTACTAATCTAAGCCTCACAAAAAGGAGCAAAAATGCCGTATTTTAACCCAAACAAAGTAGATTTCAACTACAACACCAACACAATAGACGCAGTGGGTGCAACTGGTAGAGCTTTATGGGATATTTATCAAGATAGCGTAAAAAACAACTTCACAAAACAAAGGCTAGCGGAAGAGAATAGATCAAATTTAGCAACCGAACAAAATAATATAGATAGGCTAAACGAAAACATACGCCATAATATATCAACCGAAACTGAAACAGCAAACAATAACACCATAAATCAAGGTTTCAAGCGTGACGAGCTTGGGTTAAAAGGGCAAGAGTTAGGGCTAAAAGCAAACAAGTATCAAAACGATGCCTACCACAATCAATTAATGGCGAATATTGCTATGCAAAATGCAAACACAAACGCAAATAGACTTAATTTTGACGTGCAAAGATACAATAATGGGTTAAATAGTGATAGTTTAGAAACCAATTTGGCATTTGAGAAGCTAGGGGCAAAGTTGCCTGATTGGGCAGAGAATATGTCCCCGCAAGAAGTGCAAGCTTACAAAAAAGCGGTTATAAATGTAGAGACAAATAAAGCTTTAAATGGGGCAAGTGGGTCTCTTGTGGATAGAAAACAACTAGCACAAAAATCAGTGCAAAACTTAAGCGACCTAAAAACACTGCTCGATAGCCTAAAAAGGGCGAAAGAAAAATATAGCTCTACAAACACTGGATGGCTTGATACTACATTGCATAGTGGGGCAAAATATTTAGGTTTTGACGGCAAGCAAATGAACGATTTTAGATCTGCTCTAAACAACGCAATGCTTTTTGCAAAAGGCGTGTTTGGTGACGGCAAGATGTCAAATTTGCAATATCAGCAACTCATAAATAGTTTCCCAACTGGGGATGAAGCGAGTGATAAGGCTTTTATTTCAAATTATGACGCCACTCTTGACGCATTGGGGTCATATTATAAAAATACAGTTGAGCAAATGCAAAATGGGGGCGTTAATATGAGAGAGTTTGAAGGAATGCTCCCAGAGATACAGTCACAGATTAACGGGCTTTACTACAACCCAAGAGGGGAGCCTGAAAGACAAAAAATCTCACCTCAAGAAGGACGAAGTCTTGGGGCAACCCAAAACAACTCACAAAGAAATTACATAGACGCAAAAACACTTGGCATAAATTTTAGATAGGAAACAAAAATGGCTTGGATAAAAATACCTGAAAACAAAACTGAAATGCAGATAGGTGGCAACTGGGTAAAAATACCTAGCGGCATGAAAGAGGTCGAGATACCTGATAATTTATTAGGCACGCAACCAGCAGCAAATAGCGCGCCAACTTATGCACCGCCTGCTCCTGATATGAGTAAAGCAGTAGATGCTACACCAAAAGAAAAGACATGGTACGACAAAGTTGGCGAGTTTGCGGATAAAATCTCTCCAATAAATGTCATAAAAGGGGTAGGCAAAGAGTTAGGGGGAATGCTTGAGTATTCTCACTATGACGGAGCTACTGGCAAAGAATTAGAAGCGAAAAAAGCTACTGAAGCGCTAGCAAGAGCAAAACACGCAAGCGATGATAGAAACATCATCTCACAGCTAGCAGGTGACGAGAGTAAAGATCAAGCAGTAAAAGAGAGAACCGAAAATTTGCTCTACAACTGGGCTAAAAAGAACAATTATGATGACGTAAGAGAGGCTAATGGCAAGTATTATTTACAAAAAGGAGATAATTGTTCTTTTTAGCCCAGTTGTAGAG